ATATAATGTAAGACTTAAAAATCTTTCAGAAACGCTATCTTCAATCAAGAATGATAATGCTATGGTGTCAATCATCGAAAACAGAGAAGTTAATACGTTTGAAGAAGCGATGGAACACTTCAAAGATATGTTAGGTCGTGGTGAAGAAGGAACTATCCTTAAAGCACAGACTGGTGAGTGGAAAGATGGTAAACCAACATGGCAAATCAAATTGAAATTGGAATTGACCTTGGATTTGGTTATCACTGGGTTCAACTACGGAACCAAAGGAACCAAGAATGAGAATGTTGTGAGTTCATTTAATGCTGAAACATCATGTGGTTTGTTAAAAACTCGTCCACAAGGATTGAAAGAAGATTTGATGAAAGAAATTACTGAAAACCAAGATACATTGTTAGGTACAATTATCGAAGTTAAATGTTCTGGTCTTTCGTTTGATAACACTGGTGCTTATTCGTTGTTATATCCAGCGTTTAAACATTTCAGAGACGATAAGAGTGTTGCCAACTCTTTGGAAGAATGTATTGAAATACAAAATGCGGCTTTAGGTTTATCTTAATTTTAAAAACAAAAACAAAATGAAAAAAGTATTATTTTTATTCGTAGCTTTAATTAGCTTAGGTGCAAGTGCACAAACAGTAACAGATTCAACAAAAACGGTTACACCTAGAAATTTGTTCGTATCAGTCGGGTTATCAACTAGTCAAGGTGACTTTGCTACAAATTCGTATCCTAGTATTGAATTAGGTTACACACATGAAAACATTTCTTATTCTGCGTTATTTGGACGTGGTGATTTCAACGGAATCTTTAGAAATGATGATAATTTAGATAACTATTGGTTTGAGGTTAAATTCTCACCTAGTTATAGTGTTGGACCATTGAATGGTTTCCTAATTGCTGGTGGTGGTGCGTATTTTAATTCAACCCATTATTTTGCTGAGTTAGGTTTAGGGTTAAGTTATACACATAATAGATTTACTTACGGTGCATCTTTTAGCAATTGGGACACCAAGAACTATATTACACCGTTTGTTTCGGTTAATTTTTAAGGCAATGAAAAAAATGGTTAAATTTCCGTCTATTGAACAATTTAGAACAGTTGTTTCTAATGTTAATAGACGATACAATTTTGTTGGGATGGACGAGAATGATGAGGCGATTTTTGACCCATCATTACCAAAACCAGTATTAACATTCAAAGGCACCGTTAAATTACATGGAACCAATGCTGGTGTGTCGTTCACTTATGGTTATGACCAAGAAGGAAGTGAGTATTGGGCTCAATCTCGTGAGAATATCATTACACCAGAACATGACAACGCTGGGTTTGCATTTTTTGTTGAATCCAAAAAAGATGTGTTTAGAAAGTTTGCTACTCAAATCGATTCATTGAATTTATTTGATGTACGTAGCAACATAGTTACCATTTATGGTGAATGGTGTGGTGGTAATATTCAAAAAGGTGTTGGTATTACTAACTTACCTAAATCATTTTTCATCTTTGGTGTAAAGGTTTCACCTATTACCAGTAGTGAAGAAGAAGCTAGAGTAAAACCAGCGTATTGGATTCCTTATCATTATTTAAGTTCTCCAGAGGATAACATCTACAATATTGATGATTTCCAAACGTATTCGATTGACATTGATTTCAACATGCCACAAATGGTTCAAAATGATTTATCTGAGTTGACAATTCGTGTTGAAGAAGAATGTCCAGTAGCTAAGGCTTTTGGGTTCTCTGGAATTGGTGAAGGTATTGTTTGGTCATGTGAATACCAAGGTGTTGTTCACAGATTCAAAGTAAAAGGTGAAAAACACAGTAGCTCTAAGGTTAAGGTGTTAGCATCTGTTGACACCGAGAAGTTATCTTCAATCCAAAAGTTTGTTGATTATGCAGTAACTGAAAGTCGTTTCAAACAATCACTTGAAAACACATTCCCTAACAACGAACCAATCGATGTTAAGAAAATGGGTGATGTTATTAGATGGGTTGTAAATGACGTTATCAAAGAAGAAATGGACACCATGGTTGATAACCAAATCGAACCAAAAGAGGTTAACAAATATATCTCTGCTAAGGTAAGACAAATGTTTTTTAACTTGGTTTAAGTCTTTATTTTTGAAAAAAAATGATTACATTTAAAATAAAAAATATATGATACAGAACAAAGTATACAGACTTAAAAAAGCGGCTGAAGTAGCTAAAGACATGTCACTTCCAGCTGGCCAAGAAATCGAAATTGTAACAGATGTTGTCTATGTAAATGGGCACATGGTTCCACCTTCTTTGCAAGAATTATTCTATGCTTGGATTATGTCTAACCCATCATTGTTTGATGATGTTACCAGAAATTGGTAACGTTTATTAAAATGAAAAAATATCTAAAAGCATGGTGGAAACACCATGTTTGTGATACTGTTCCAAAATATTTAGATGATTTATTCTAAAATGTTTGGAACTTTCATATATTTTTTTTACCTTTGTAAAAATTAATACACTATGATAGTAAAAGAGAACGGTTTAAGATACGCTAAATTAATTCACGTATCGGTAGATAACGGAAAAACAGATAATAGCAATAAAGTTTACATTATGGAAGAACTTCCAGATGGTAGAATAAAATGCGAGTACGGTAGAGTTGGTAGAAATCTAACAACAGAATATAAAGACAGCAGTAAATGGAACACCGTTCTTAAACAAAAACTGTCAAACACCAAGGGTTACACGGATGTAACCGAATTATTAGCTGAACCAGTAGTTGATTCAAAGACTGATGCTACCACTAAAAAAACAGATGATATAAAAGACTCAATAGTTAAGAAATTAATTGATGAGTTGATGAGCTTTGCAAATAAGTCAATCCAAAGAAACTATAAGGTAACACAAGAAGCTGTATCTGAGCAACAAATCAATGCAGCCCAAGAAGTTATCGATAGTATTAGTGGACTAGTAGAGATTGGTGTTGATATTAAACATATCAATGACCTATTGTTAAAATTGTACACGATTATCCCTAGAAAAATGGATAATGTTCGTGACCATTTAGCGAAAGAAATCACCAATTCGCACTCATTGAATCTTGTACAAGAATTAGTTGGTTCTGAGCAAAGCACGTTGGACACTATGGCTGGACAGGTTCAGTTATTGAAACAACAAAAAGCGGCAGCAGAAGCTCCAGAAGAAGAAACAATTGATGAGGTAACAATCCTTGACCAAATGGGGTTAAGTATTGAAGTCGAGCAAGATACTGAAACACTTGCGTTGATTACCAAGTTAATGGGACCAAACGCCAACCAAGTTAAGAAGGTGTACAAAGTGGTTAACAAGAAAACACAAGCTATCTTTGACAATCATTTTAACAATGCTAAAGTTAAAAAGAAAAGATTTTACTGGCACGGTTCAAGAAATGAAAACTGGTTTAATATCTTACAAACAGGTTTGTTGATTAGACCTTCTGGTGCAATCCACACTGGGTCAATGTTTGGTGACGGTATATACTTTGCTGATAAAGCACAGAAATCAATAGGTTATTCATCACTTAGAGGTTCTTATTGGACTAGAGGTGGTGATGACAAAGCTTTCTTAGCGTTGTTTGATGTTCACTTAGGAAATCAAAAAGAAATCCTTAACCACACTTCTAGTTGTTATTCGTTATCATCTAGTGTCTTGAATAAAGATGGTTATGATAGTGTATTTGCGAAAGGTGGTGCGGATTTGAGAAATAATGAATACATCGTGTATAATTCTGCACAATGTACGGTATCACACTTAATAGAAATTGGAAACTAATGCCAGCATTTGTATTAAATAAAACAGAACTAGAACGTTTAGAAGAAGCTATTAAAGCTGTAAAAACTTTATATGGTGAAGACGTTAATTATAAAATAACATATTGTTTCACACCAACAGGTATTGGTGATAACGTAAAGGTTATCATTAAAGTCGGTGAAGTGACAATAGAAAAAGACATAACAGATTATGACAGCTGGTAATATTAAAAAAAGCGGGTACGAATGGTGCCTAGATGCAAACATGCGTATATTGGATATCTCATCATGGGATACCGATTGGAGCTTCTATGAAGAAGCTTATTACGAGGAAAAAATTGATGTGCAAGAATTTTACAGACGTATTGCGTTATGTAAAGTAAAAGCCAACTCTATGCCTCGTAAAACAATGATGTTCTTGGAATACAGAATGTATGGTCTTGTACCTTACAATTTGAGTCCAATACAACAAGGTATCCAATTTGGACACGCTGTTGTTGATTATGGTAGAACGGCTGAAGGGTTGCCACCACATTTTGAAGTTTACAAGAAATGGGCTGATAAAGACAAGACGTTTATCATTTTGAATGGTGGTACGACCAACAACAACCCAGATAGATTGGGTACGTTGAACCAACACATGAATACGCTTCGTGAAAATGGGGTAATTCTACAAGAGTTCCAAGAACCAGATTTGGGTGACCAATTGACAGCGTTTGTATTCTTGGTTGATGAACGAGTATTCAACAGAACTATTTACCCAGACTTCGTTGGGACACCATATCCATGGCCAATGAATAAGAAACCTACCGAGAAACAGTTCTCTCAATGGGAAGCGGAAAACAATAAAAACTACGCTGCGTGGGAAGAAAAAGTTGGTGGACCTAAAAATGCGTTTCTTAGAGATTATTTAAGAAATTTGAAGCTGGCTTAATATTGACTATTTTATTTGGTTTCCATATCTTTGTATATGGGAGCCAAAGAAAAATATGATATTATACTGAAATACTTAACTAAAAACTACACTATAAAAGATGGTAGTTTTTGGGATGTATATGACCCACATAAAGTACATTATGACTATATAATAAGGTCATTAGTTAAAATATTTTCATTTAACAGGAATTTATGTAAGCTTTGTTTAAAGAGATGGTCACTCAAAAACGGGTTAAATTACGAACAGTGGGAAAATTTATCTAACGCTTTAAAATTCTCTTGGACACCAGAAATGGCCCAAGATTTACGTGCATACCATAATATTGATGCTGAAGCAGAATTGACAGCGTTATTAACACATGAAATTGCACAAGAAATTGATAGAGATATTGTTAACCAATTATTTATATTAGCAAATGAACGACTTAATAACACTTACTGGTAAGATTGGGTTCGAACCAGAAGACAAGACAAAAAAGCACAAAGGACAATCATCGTGGAAAAAAATGGCGATGGTTTTCATGGATGGTGACATTTGCGAATATTACGCTTGGTTTCTAGAAAAAAGATACGGCATTGTCCTAAATAAACCACTTAGAGGTGCACACATATCTTTCATCAACGATAGTATGAGAGATTTCAGTCAAGGTGGTACCGTAACCGATGAACAAATAGAAATACTTTGGGAAACGGTTAAAAAGAAATGGGATGGTAAAGAAATCGAAATAATCCTAGACCTTAATCCTAAAACTGATGATAGAACTTGGTGGTTGAATATCCCTAACGAAGAACGTAATGGGTTACAAGCCATTAGAAACGAATTAGGTTTAGGTAGACCATTCTTTGGTATGCACATGTCTATTGGCTATGCAAATGAGAAAAACATCGACCATAGCGTCTATATCCACGATTTAATCAAAAAAGGTTATATTACACAATAAATTTGGTAATTACAAATTTAATACGTATCTTTGTAAAAAATAATAGTATATGAAACAAATCACACATGAATATTTGGTTGAGAATGGGTTAATCCTATTCGAAACTATTGTAGGTAGCCAAGCATATGGCACACAGACACCGACATCTGATATAGACAAGAAATTTGTTTATATTCTACCTATGGATTCAATCTTGGGTACTGGCTATATGGAACAAATCAACGTTAACAAAGATTATGTTGGGTGGGAAATTAGACGTTTCTTAGAACTAATGGGTAGTAATAACCCAACAGTTTTGGAGCTACTTAA